AATGATGATAAAGAAATTAATTTAGACACAGTTTTTTCATTTGATTGTGTAAAAGTAGTATTTGGTGCTAATTGTTTTCCATCTAAATTACCACATAGAGGTAGGTGGCTTGTGTGGTATAAAAGAGGGGAAGGTGCAGAGAAAGCATTAGGGAGTCCATTTGAATTAGCTTGGATTGATATAGAAAGTGGCTTTGACAGATTTTATAAAGTGGTTCACGGTGGCTTTGTTAATTCAGACGGTGGAAAAAGATTACACCCAACACAAAAACCCACAAAACTATTTGTTGATATTTTAAAAGATATTGGAAAAGATACAGAAAAAATAGTTGATTTATTTCTTGGTAGTGGTTCAACATTAATAGCTTGTGAAAAAACTAATAGAATATGTTATGGCATGGAATTAGATACTAAATACTGTGATGTAATTATTGAAAGATGGGAACAATTTACAGGACAAAAAGCTAAAAAACTATGAACAAAAGTAGACACATTAAAAAAGAAACTTTATTAAAGGCGTTAGAAAAGAGTTTAGGAGTAGTAACAATAGCTTGTAAAAAAGCTGATATTCCTAGAAGCACATATTACAAATGGCTTAAAGATGATGAAGAATTTAGACAACAAGTTCAAGAGATTGAGAATGTTGCATTAGACTTTGCAGAAAGCCAATTACATCAACAGATTCAAGATAACTCAACAGCAGCGACTATATTCTTTTTAAAGACTAAAGGTAAGAGCAGAGGATATACTGAAAAGTCTGAATTGGATATAACTACTGATGGAAAGTCTATAACCGATATAAATATAAAAGTAATTGACACAGGTAACGATTGATACCACAAATGTATTTCACAAGGCGTATAAGTCTAGCACACGAATTACTTGTCTTCAGGGGGGGACACGTTCTTCAAAGACTTATTCGCTTTGTCAATTATTTATAGTTAAAGCATTAAAAGAAACAGGCAAAGTTTTTACTATATGTAGAAAGACATTACCTGCACTTAAAGGAACTGCTTATCGTGATGTGTTGGAATTGCTAAAAGAACTAGGATTATATTCAGAAGAAAATCACAACAAGTCAGAATTATCATATACTCTTAACGGCAATCTAATTGAGTTTATTAGTGTTGACCAACCACAAAAAATTAGAGGGCGTAAACGTAACTATTTATGGCTTAATGAAGCTAATGAGTTTACATATGAAGATTACCAACAATTAATTCTTAGAACAACAGATAAAGTATATTTAGACTATAACCCTTCTGACCCTTATAGTTGGATATATGATAAAGTAATCACAAGGGATGATTGCACATTTATTAAATCAACATATAAAGCAAATCCATTCTTAGATAAAGATACTATTGCAGAGATTGAAAGATTAAAAGACTTAGACCCTGACTATTGGCGTGTTTATGGAATGGGTGAAATAGGTTCTATACAAACAATGATATTCAGGAACTTTCAATTAGTAGATGAAGTGCAAGGACGATTAGTTGGCTATGGTTTAGACTTTGGCTTTACAAATTCACCAACAGCATTAGTAGAAGTAAGGCAATTAGAAGATAGCTTATATATTAGAGAATTATTAAGAAACGAAGAAGAACTTAACAAGGATGCAAGAGTTCAGTTATCTACTATACATTCTGCAAAAGGTGGTGAAGCAAAAAATGTTTTACTTATTTTAGATAATACTAAAACTATTCGAAATGCTACAGAAAAAAGTCAAGCAAAAGAAGATGAAGAAAATAGAGTCTGGTATGTAGGCGTGACCAGAACTTCACAAAAACTATATATTATGGCAGCTAAAAAAGAGGCACATGGATATGACATTGAAAGTTTGGGATAAAAGAATATGAAAAACCCTTGGTCAGAAGAAGCGAGAAAGAGGGCACGAAAAAAATGGAGGCAAAGTCCTAAAGGTAAAGCATGGGACAAAGCTTACAAT